TAGAGCGCCGTATCCTGACAGTTCATCAGTGTGGTGAACTGGTCTTGGAACCCAGCATCTTACTTCAAGACGCTGTAGTCTACGATTCCACCTCTCGGCGGTTCGATGACCCAAGAAGGAAAAACGGCCCAGGCCAGGACTATTCTCGGCTACATAAGGCAAAGGCCCAAGTAGCTTCTCAAGTTCGCTGAACATGAGACGTGCGGTCCGCCAATAACCCTTTTTGTAAAAGGAATTGGCTGTAGCCACACGCGAAATAATTCGATCGGCCTGCTGTCTGTTCTCAGGACGCCTCTTCCGGATGTATGTAGGTGTTACCTCATACCCTTTATAGGCGTCAGTACCACATGACTCTCGAAAGCTTCCGCAAACGAAAGTCTTATTGGTATTAACCTTGCAATTGTATTTACGCAGGTTATCGAGAACAGTCATCGCATATGCAGATGGGACGATCAGATCGTCACCATAAACATGAATCCCGCGAGAAACACGAAAACAGTTTCTGCGGTTCACTGGAAGTTGTGCTGCCTCAAGGCAGGCCACTACACATATAGTGTAGAAATACATGGCCTCAATGGGGAAGCAGAGAGCACTACCCATAGAAGCAAACTTCATGAGCGGGTCGAGAATCGTCCCGTCAGGAAGCTTTGCTCTAGTCGAACGACATGCATCAATAGCGCCTAGCAAGCTAGGATTGCTACGGAACATCTCAAGAGCAAGTGAGCGTGGAACACGATCACTAGCATCTGAGAGATCAATCGTTGCAAATTGACCTGTTTTCGACGAAATTATCGCCAAACGCTGATTAATCGACTGATCACGAAAATTTACATGACCAGCAGAAAATTCAGCAGTCTCGAGGGTTTTATATAACATATCCTGGAGACCATGCTGTGCATATTGCATGCACACCGGTTCTATCGCGATAATTCGGGGACTTTTCAGCGTTTTCGGAACAGCAATTACCCTAACGGGTTCTTCCTGTTCTGGTAAAACGATCGTTACTAGTTTGAGCTCCGGAGCATCGAGAGGAATACCGAGGTGGTATGCCGAATCGATCAACGGGAAGTAAGG